GAGAAGAAGTATCTCCTTCTATCCCCGGCATACTTTCTAAATTAAATCCTCTTAATTGGTTTCCCAAGTTGACGGATTTTGGTGCGGGAATTGCGAGCTTTATTTCAAATGCAGCTTCGTCAGCATGGGGAGCTATTACGGGGTTCTTTACTGGCACAGATTCGGAAGGCAAACAAGCATCTCCCTCCATCCCTGGCATACTTAGTAAGCTAAATCCCTTGAATTGGTTCCCAAAGTTACTTGATATAGATATTTTTGGCACGGTATGGGGCGCAGCCACGGGTGTGTGGAATGCCATTAAGGGATTCTTTACTGGTAAAGATGGGGACGGTAAAGCTGTATCTCCCTCTATAACTGGCATACTTCCAGATATTCCCAGTCTTGGTGACATAATAAGCGGTATGGGAGACATTGCTGGAATAATAAAGCAAAAAGCGGTAGACATATGGAATGGGGTTAAAAAATGGTTCACTGAGACTCTTCCTGGAATGATACCTGGTATGGGTAGTTTTTCAAAGGAAGTTGAATATGAGATGCCCGGTGGAAAGACAATCACAACTTTTACAAAGGGTTCAGGAATTCTGGGTGCTCTTGAGAAGGTATTTGGTGTTGCAATGGATATTGCAGGAAAGGTGAAAGAATTCGCTCAGAAAATTTGGGATGGGGTTAAAACATTCTTTACTGAGACGTTGCCCGGTAAGATTCCATCGTGGTCTGAGATTGTAGATAAAGTAAAAGAGGTCTGGGCAGCTACTACAGATTTTGCTGGAGATGTGGGTACGTCGGTAAAGGAATGGGCAAAGGGTCTCTGGGGTAGTTGGAGTGACAAGACGGGCATTGCTGGGATAATTCCCAACATGATAGACAAACTAAAAAGTATAGATGTTATGGGATCTATCGGAGATCTTTTTAAAATTCAGGTTGAAGGTACTTGGTCGGAGATGGGCAAGCTTCAGGACAAGTTTGGTGGGACTAAGTCGTATAAAGGTAAAGAGGACGGGAAATATATATATGAGTTGGAGCTAGGTGTAGGAGATATACTCAAATTAATGGGTTCAATGGTAAAAGATCAGGCCATGAGACCCATAAACTGGTTAAAGGAAAAATATAATGCTTTAAAGACCTTCATGGCTGGTATTTCGCTGCCCGATCTGTCGTGGAGTAGTATCAAAGACACATTGAAGGACATGGTTAATCTTCTTATTGGAGGAATAAATAAGGCTATACTGTGGCTTATAGAGAAATGGAATAATACTATCGGTCTAATAAAAATTCCATTCACAGATTGGGGGTTTAAAATAGACAATCCCGAATCTTATCAAATACCCACGTGGCATACGGGTGGTATTGTCCCTGGGGGGCCGGGTTCTCAAATTCCAGCTATGTTGCAGGGTGGTGAGCAAGTGATCCCCCGCAGTCAGAGGCAAAATCAGGGAAGTGGTGGGGGAACTAATCAAGTATTTAATATAAGTATCAGTAGTACTTTTTCTCCCGGAGACATAATTAAGAGCATTACTCAATCGGGGGCTACGGATGAGATAGCCTATCTTAATACAGTGGGTTAGACATGGCTGGTGAAACTAAAGTAATTTTACAGGCGGCTAGTGATGCATGGATGGGAGTACGTGCAGATATTACTGCTATTCATATCGCTAATGGATATGGGGCCACGTCTCAGATACCACTGATACAGCTTAGTAATGGTTTGTGCATACCGAATGGAACTCACATACAGATAGCCGATAGTTTAGAGCCTGGTTTAAACGGCAATGTTTATCGAGTATCGAATTACCCAGGACATCTCAGTACCAGCTATTTCAATGGGAGCGATTTTTATTTAAGGGCCACAACTGGACACCCAGAAACAAGTGCATCAGTAATTGGTTTTGATGCAAGTGCTAGAGGGGCGGGGGGTGAGGTGGTGTGGTTTTTTGACGATGATGACCCTCGTAAGATGTATGGTCTTCCCTACCATTATGTAACTCATAAGGGAACTCATCAGGCGGCCTGGACTACTGGATCTCAGGCGGCGAGAAGTCGTAAATTTGCAGTTGATAATGATTACGGGCCGGAATTGACTGGTCAAGAATTTATATACAGAACAAAATGGGATTGGATAGCCCCAGCTTCTGCATCTTCGGGTGGTGGAGCGATACCCGGATATGGATTTGCTGACAGATCGGACTCATTTAAGACAGGGGGAACTCTTGTCTCCAAGTGTGAGGCCGTTAGTGGAGAAAATTATGAGGCTATAATCCACACTAATGCGCCTCATGGGGCAGAATCTGGAGATCTCTTTACTACTAGAGATTTTAATGTGAATAAATTAGGTTCTTTAGTGGTCGATATTGGGAGCGGTAATGTAAATACTATTCCAGACGTTACTTCCGTATTCCAGGTGTACTCTGTTCTTGATAAGCTGAGATTTACTGCCCACAAAACTGCCAATCAGAATCTCAAGACTCATTTAGCTCTTGATTGCACTACTACGGGTACTGCTACTTTTGGTGCAAGTAGAGGAGCCAAAGTAGTGTTTCCAGGAAAATCAACTCATTCCGATGAGTATTACTCAACTCCTTCTAGGATGCCCACTACTACTAAATTTCAGTTGAATGTGACCGATATTTCTCATTCGTTTAATGACATGGTAACTGTAACCCCGATGATGAAAACTTCTTGGGATGGGAAGCTTCACGAACAGATTCAAACTCTTGGATATAGCATTGGAATGAGAAAAGAGACCATGAAGCTCAGTGGAACTATGAGAGATACTGGCAATATAAGTGCTACCAACCTTAGAAAACAGGTTTTGATGAATATTTGTCGTACTCAGTGGTTGAAGATATCCGGTTTTTGGGGAGGTAAACCAGGGGTTAATAAAGGTAACGGATATCTGCATTCTAGTCCAGACAACACGAATTTTAAGGGCAAGGGTAATTCGGGTCCAGTAAATCCCAGATCTTATCCCTGTCTAACTATATATGATCCGACTGATCAGAGTTCCAGCAATAATCTGTTGGTAGATTTAAACCCTGATTCGGGATACAACATATATCGAGGGATAATAAAAAGTCTGTCTTTTACTCAGGTGGGGGGAAAACCTGATATATGGGATTGGTCTATGGATTTTGTGATTATGAGTAATGAAAAACCAGCATCAGGAACTTTGGATTATGAGGCTCCAGAGGAGGGGGAAGGTTAATGGCTCCCGTCTCAAATGAAGGATTGAAAGGTTTAGAGTGGAAAGTTGTTCTTTCCACTATCAGTGACTGGGAAGATTGGGTTACTAATGATGGTGTACAGACGTTAGCCGTGCCCGCATTTGGTCTTGATGATCCCAAGGCCGAAGAATTTGGAGATTACATATTAGAAGAGGCCGATAATACTCAATATACAGTAGCCAATACCGATGATTTAGGAAAGTTACAGCAACCCAATCATTATCAAGATAGTCTCCACAGGTATGTCATAGACAAGACAGCTAGGGCTGCCCAGTCTGGTTATAGCGGGACTGCAGCGGATATTGAATTTGAACTCGATGTCTCAACTATTACTCATAGTTGGCAGGGACTTTCATCCCCTATGGATCTGATAGCTATAAACCCTTTTTGGAATCAAGAGGGTCAAGATATGGAAAAAATGGCTACTGTTGTCTATCAAATGAATCAATTAACTATGGATTTGGGGATGATGTCTGAAAGTATAACCCTAAGGGGTACTCTTATTGACAGGGACAATCCTCCCCATCAAACGGCTTCTGGAGCACCTCATGTTCGTAAGCAACAGTTGCTTGATATGGCTAGGGGTCAATGGATAGGTAATCAGGGTGTTGGTACTGATCCAGACGAAAAACAAACAAATATGATGACTCCGAATCGCTGGTTGTCTCTAACCATAGGACGTGCCCATAGCAGAACTCAAAAAGATGAAGAAAACAACTATGTTGAAAAGTTCTGGTATGGAGATGAACCTTCTAATGATTTTCGGGGGAAAGAGCGTTTGAGAACTGATAATGCTCCTACTAGTACAGCCAATAATGGCAATAGAAAAGCTTTGACATACGGTAATAACCGTTATCCCGCAGAGGATTCATGGGTAGATGATCATGTTCTGAGGGATTGGGACTATAAGATGCATTATGACGGGCGTAATCGGTATAGGGGGGCAATAAGATCTCTTCAATTGAGTTTGAAGGGAGGTAGGCCTGATATTTGGGATTTCAACATAACTTTTTCGGTAGTTAAGAATGAGACTATTATTAGAAATTTAGAGACCGAATAGGATTACTATTATAATTTTGGAGAAGTAGATTTATGGCTTTTTCAGGCACACGATTCCAACGGTCTGGGGGACGGATAGTAGACGGGACTGACACTGTTTACCCATCCAATCTGACTCTTAAAGGTTCAGAGGGGTGGATTACAGAAGATGCTCTTGTAACTGTCTCTATTTCAGATAGCCTTGGTTTGCGTGGTCGTGTATGCAGGGTCGCCATAAGTAACCCTCAGAATTTTAAAGACAATATCTATTCTGTGATGCACAGGGTACGAGTTTTAGATGAATTTGGGCTAGTTATTTTTTCTGGCAGGATAGTAGATATACGCCCAGAATTTGGTCGATCTGAATTACATATAACTTGCGTTGATTATCTGGGAGATATTTCTGATAGAACAGTTGTGGCTGATGGAGACGGTGGAAGCTATTCTGGGAAATCAAGAACTCATATTGTAAATCAGATTCTATATAACGAGACTTATCGAAACACGGCTCTTTCTTTTACTGTAAATTCGAACGTTTTTCTGGTTTATGTGGATCACATTAGAACTCTTTTATCCAGAGTAAAGACAGATCCATCTAACTATATAGAAAAATTAACCTCTAAGTATGCTACCAAGGATAACTGGACTGATGATAGTGTAAGCACGAGTGGCCCCGGTGCCCTTAATCCAGATACTCCCTTTAAGTACGACTATAGGGGAATAAAAACTGGATTAGAGGCTATCCAGGATCTGGCATCTGCTGATAATCAACAAGATTTGATGGTTCTGGGTACTGTTAGTGATACGTATGTGAGACCTGATTTAGGAATAAATCAGGCAACTACATTTACTCGTCATTGGAAAGATTTTACTGCCGACATAAACGAGGGTGAAGCGGCTTTCATACCCTTACATAATTCTGCTGCGTATAACATGTTGTACATAGGAAGTAATTCTAAATTCAATGGAGTTACTTATACGTTCCACCAACGTGGAAATTCTATGGAAGATAGTGATTATGGGTCAATGACCTGGCAGTATTGGGACGGAACTGCTTGGCACAATTTCACTCCCCATCATGATAATAATTTCGAGGCTATTGCTAATGATAACTATGGGTACACCGCTTGGGACCACACTCGTCTATATAACTGGCAACGACGGGATCTAGCAGCTACCAAAGATTTAGCTTTAAATTTTGGTGCGGGAACGAATTATGTATATGACACAAGTGCCAATACTGATAAGGCTACATCTAATATTAATAGTAGTGGTGTTTTGGTTAAGGGTGATGAGGTAGAGAGTGAGGGGTTTGATGAGGATATGGGGGTAAGTGCTGGAACCGCTCATGGTTTGGTAGACAGTACTTATAGATATTGGGTAAGAGTGGGAGTTGCTTCTATTACAACCCGGGGACGGATAGCAACATTAAAACTTTACACTGATCGATCAGATTCTACCGATTCCCGCAGGGGAATAAAGACTCTGGTCCGTGATTTTCGTAGTACGGATTCAGTATTCCCCGATGCTATTTGGAAATACACGACTCCTACAGATGCTGATATGGATGCTGGGGGGACGTGGAGTGATGAGGGGAGAAACACCTCAAATGTGAGAGTTTTGTGGAGTGATGGAAATTCCGAATCTTCTACTTTTTGTGCAAGTAGGCAAGAAAAGTGGTTCCTAGGTACTGAGGAGCCTCATAGTGGTTTTGAGCTTCATGCTACTCAAGGATCGAAACTCTCTATTTCTTTTATAGGAACCAGTACTGGCGACGACATTAAAATTTCAACCGATGATGTTCATGGATTGGCTACTGGAGATTATGTACTTATAGCGGGTTCCGATTGTGAACCTATAATTGATAATTTTTTGGGTAAAATCACCAACGATGCCGGAACTTCGGTTGATTCTAAGCCTTATGCGGTTACAGTTGTCAACACTACTACTTTCACCATAGACATAACGGCGAGTATAACTGGAGATTTGACGGTGACCGAGTCAGGTGAATCTGGTTTTGTTGTGACTGGAATACCTAATTATTCTCAATATTTGGGTTGGTATTATTGGGATGCTACTAATGGCGATTGGCAGAACTGGGATACTGGTAGTGCTGGTACGACTGCTACTATTAATGTTGATTCTTCTTCAGGTAATGGTCTAGATAGGGAACACTGGACATGGGATAGAGGCGCACCTGGGCCTATTCCGCATTGGTATGCTGAGGTTCGTTTTAATACTCGAACTATGGCTACTGGGGGTATGGCTGACAACATTAAAGAGGATTTCGGTATTAATACTCCAATGGCCCATTCTGGGCTGAATTTCGATCAGGATTACCGTGTTTCGCCCTTTGCTGGAGACTCTACGGAGTTTTTACCTTCAATCGCTGTAACCATTGCTAGTGTAGCTGATACTGGAGATACAACGAGGTTAACTACCTCCGCTGCCCATACTTTGAAGGTGGGTGATTGGGTAAAACTATCTAGTACAGGCACTACTCCTAAGATAGATGGTATTTATGAGATATCCGCTATAAATCAGGCCAGTGGCACTAATTTTGATATACGTGATTTAGCTGTAACTGGTACTGGAGCAGTGACATGTACTGGTTATACCTATCCTCCTAACGGTAAATCTTTATATTGGACAAAGATTCAATGGTTGACTCCTACGGCCCCTACTAATCCAGCAGAACTTGTCAGTATTCGTACTGCAGATCAGGCCCATTTGAAGTATTACGACAGGGGTAAAGAGCCTTGGAAGGTTAATAGGGGTACGGCAAGTACTTTTACTGCTACTGCTGCGGGTCGTTATGGGTGGGCTGGGACAGCTTCAAGCTGCCAAACACCACTAGATTTCTTTGCTATGCATGATGCAAGTACGAATCTGCTTGAGAGTAACTCTTTGAGCCTATCTGCGGTTTCTATGCTCAGTGGGAGTCATACTGATAGTGTAACTACTCTAACCTTAGAGTCGGGTAGTGCTTTTTATACTCAGGCTAATGCTGATTTCCCCACTACTGGCTCAGTAGAGCTATACGATCCAACAAATGGGACAAATGAAATAGTTTCTTACACTGGAGTAAGTAGCAATACTCTTACAGGGGTAGTACGGGGAAGGGATGGTACAACTGCAGTAGCTCATGCTGACAATACTATAGTCAGCAGCCATGTGAAGGGGAGAAATCAGCAGGTACGTTATTTTTCTGCTCACTCATTTACCGTCACAGATATAGCTATTTCCGATCCAGTCGATACTACGGCGACTATAACAGTTGGTCATAATATGGATCCTACTGGATCATATGCAGTAGAAACTTTTTCGTTACAGTCTGGGGATCAGGTAACGTTTACGGGTACTGATAGTACTCCAACAATTAATGCTCAATACACTATTACCAATGTTCTTACTCCGACAGAAGATAACACCTCTAAGTTCACCATAACTCATGGAGCAAATGTAACGGCGGTTGGTGGTGCAGGTACTTGTTTTGTGTTAAGTGGTTCTGGATTGGCTCTTTTCCCAACAGGTCAGGCTGCTGGGGATATGGCATTCTTTGGTGCTCACGAGCCATTCACCCAGCTTCGTTTCCATATATACAATGGAGCCAGTCTGACTTCTACCGCTGAGTTTGCTGTGACATGGGAATATTTTAATTATGCCTATGGTTGGAGTACCCTGCCGGACTTATTCGACGGAACTGATGGGTTTAAATGTGCCCCAGAGTCATTTGCAGAAGTCCATTGGAGCATGCCCAACAATTGGAGACCGGGGCAACCTGGAATGATAGACAACACCAGCAATACTGCTGGTGTTGATCATAGGGGAGATTGGGGGGCGGGTCAGACGGGATTTTATGTGAGGGCAAGAATATCCACTGATAGCGGTACTGTGGGAGTGGTATCTGCGAGACAGATTTTATATGGACCTAATAATTGGGACAATGTAACTAAGGATACTGGAACCATAACTGGGGTGACTGATACTAGGCATTCATCTCCTCAGAAGTACGGTCTGACTTTGTCTTCTGGTAGTTTGGCTGGAGACCATACTATTCAGATGCTTGGTTATTCGGTGGGTGATAGGCCGTCCGAGTTTGTGAATAAGGTAGTTGTACGTGGGCAGTCTGGTGCGTATGGGACTGCTGTAGATGATGAATCAGTCACTAATTTTCATGTAATAAGAGAGAAGAATTATTACGATACTACCATCACTAATTCTGTTCAGGCTGAACAACGTGCGAATAGGCTGTTAAATGCTCTTCGCCCTGGAGGGAGTATTGAGTCTATTAGAGAATGTCATGTTTCAACACAAAGTTGGCCTGTATATTCCTATAATGGTCATCCCCAGGCGGTTCAGGTTGGGGACCTTGTAAATATAGTGATTCCTATAAAAGGTATATATAACGAATCCTGGTTGCTTGCTTCTATAGCATATGATCCATTGGCTTCGGCGTGTCAGATGGTTCTTTATAGGGATTTAGATAGGGTCATAGAAGCGGGAGCAAGTGATAAGAAGGTTTTACGTGATCTCTCATCACGTACAAGAGAATTAGCCAGAGCATCTTTCACTACACTAGATACTGTAGTGGAACATGGCATGGATTTCCTCCCAGAGGGGCCGTCTAGGATAGTTGGACGTTTTTCATATGACCCTGTAGGAACATTTGGTAGTGTTGTTACCAGTGGGGGCGGTGCCAGAGAACAGGCCGACGACTACCGTTGGAATTTTAATGTTTATTCAGATTATGCGGCTGGAAAATCGGATCGAACTCAATTGAGAATTGATACTACCCAGGTTCGCCCAGATATTGTTGCTACTGGAACCAATGTTAGACAGGTTGATGGGGCTGGAATTACTCTATTGGGTAGGGAGCAGATAACGGGGGGCAGCAATGCTAATGATGCTGCACAGGAGGGATCTGGGTCTGGAGATAACATTGAGGGTGAGAATCTAAATGTTCCTTCTAATGCAGCAGAGCAGACTAGAAGGGATCATTTTTACCCAGAGGATAAAGAAGCGACCATATATCTCAGAACTCACGATCAAGCCGCAAATAGTGCGGGTTCTCAGCTTGGAAACGGTCTTTATGTAGCTCACAGGGGAATTTTTAACTACAGCGACTATGGGGATGATGACAATACTTCTACTTCGGCAGATGGGACGAGATTCCCAATTGACCTACATCATGAACTATTTGTAGGAGTTTCCGGGGTTGCTAGGGTTACCAACGGCAATAATGGAAAAGTTTCTCTATCTAAGATACTTCCTAATTTGAAATCTCGCCCCATGGTCTTTTTACAGGTTGAAACTAGCAGACATACGACCCAAGCTGGTTGTTATGCAGAGGTAGATAGCTGGGTCACAGCTACCGTAGATAGCAAGGTGGTATTCCAAGGTTTTAGGATAGCCGCTAAGACTGCCGATGGCACTGAGTATGATGAGACTGATGGATCTGGACTAAATATTATGTATCTAGTGGTATTTAACTCTTCTAGAGGTGGTAGGCATTACGATGGCGGACTTGCATAGAACGTTTCCTCAAAGGGTCAGTGGGGTTCGAAGGGTACGTCGCAAAGAGTACCCAATTGAGATGAGGGCGGCTAATTCTGCATCACAGTCCGCTGAGAAGGGTACGGAGTTATGGGACTCCCTGTATAAGGCAAAAATTCTGGAGTACAGGCTGGATAAAAAGATCTCAGTAATGAAGGATGCCGCAGATTCTATACGACTAAATGGATAAAAGAAGGTGCTTGACACGTGATCTAGCTTCAGGTATGATGCCCGTAACAAAACTTTAGAAATAGGCAAATTCGAGCACAACACATAATTGTGCTTCTATGCCGTAAATCAAAGAAAAGGCAACTATGCTAGAGCCATCTCAGGCTGAGAAGATACTACTCTCTTCGATTCAGACCCCTACCCACCTCTACTCTCTTCAGCAAAAGTATGGTATTACGTCTGAATCGTTTTTCTATTTCCAAGAACCAGCAAAATTTATTTTTGATTACATAATTGATCAGGGTTCTGCTCCCACTCCCACGCTAATCTCCTCGACTTTTGCGAATACGGCTACGCCGTTTGACCCCGCCCCCATAGATAATTTCGACTACATTGCACAGCAATATGCCACGATAAATACTCGTCAAAAAGCATACATGGCAATTGCAACTGCCCAAAAATGGCTCCAAGAGTCTCCTAATGACGGCGTGATGCTGCTCTCAAAGACTTTGGAGCGAATAGCAAAGCCAGATACCACCCATAGATCCTCTCTTGAACGTACTACTGAGAGTCGATGGCAGTCGTACTTGGCTAGAAGGGATGATGAAACGGTGAATCGGATAAAAACTGGAATACAACCGCTAGATGAGAACAACATCTGGCTACAGAAACAGCAATTAGTTGGCATTCAAGCTGACACTAAGATTGGTAAATCCTGGATAGCGTGGAAATGTGCTTCCCAAGCATTTGAAGAGGGGCATAAAGTTCTACTTATTAGCCCCGAATTATCGGCTTTGGAAATGGGCATACGCTCAGATGTAATTTTGTCTACGTTATTTGGATATACACTGTCGTATCAAGCTATACAGAGGGGTGATCCTTCGATTGGTGATGAGTATAAATCTTATCTAGAGTCTATTTCGGCAAACAAAGAAGACCGATGGATACAATACGACCAAGTTTTCAACCTGAAGCCATCTCCGTCAGAGTTGGACACGGTTATCACTCAAGAATCGCCTGATGTTGTAATTGTAGACGGTATATATCTATTGCGATCTGATGAGAAGTTAACTGCTGCGTGGGAACAAATTAGAAGCATTTCAATAAGTTTAAAATCTCTGGCGGTGAAACATAATGTACTCGTATATGCGACAAATCAAATTAATAGACATGGTGCTCAAAAAAGTCAGGACAATGATGGAGAACCGCCCCCGCCTACAGATACCGCATACGGTTTCGATTTTGCCCGGACTGTTGACATTCTCTTTGGAGTTGGGGCTAGATCGCTTGAGGACACAACTCGCAAAATTAATGTTCCACTTGCCCGGTCTGGGCCGAGCTTTAATGACAGCTTTGAGATCACCTTTGTACCCGATCAAGGCGACATTGGGCGTACAGTTTCAAGTGCTCCTCCGAATCTTATTGATAGTTCTGAGTGGTAGTCTTTATTTATCTATAGTTGGTTTTATTGTTTGGGGGTCATTTTGGATAGCGGGGGAGGAAAATATTTATTTGGGGATAATTGCAGGGACATTCTTTTTTAGTGTGTTAACACTAAGTGTGTCTCTTTTGATATTGGCAGTTTTGGGACGGGTGCAGAATGACAATACGTGAATTTCTCTCACAAATAGCTCAATTGAAAGTTGCTAAGTCAACTGGAGATGAGGTTCTGGCCTATTGCCCCTGGCATGATGATCAGAATGCGTCTCTAGCTATAAATCATGTCAAGGGCATGTTCCACTGTTTTTCGGGTTGCGTGAAGGGGTCTGGGGGGCTTCTTAGCCTGTTTGAGAAGTTGGATGAAACTGGAGTGGTGGCGAATAAGTATCTAACGCTGTTTGCAGCCGACATATCTAATTTCATGCCAGTAATTGATTTTGATCATGATGCTGATATTGAGTCCGATGACGGTTACGATGTGATGTCGTTGCCGTTAGCAGAGAAAAACGAGTATTTGATGGGACGAGGAATTACGGATGAGACTGTTCGTAGGTTTGACCTCCGATATCATGCCGATGATGACTGTATTGTTATACCGATTTGTATGAGAGGAGAGTTGATTGGTTATATTCGTCGCAATATAAGCTCTAATCCCAAATACCTAAATTCCAATAGTCTGCCAAGGGACATACTCATCTATCCGTTTGATTTGTTTGAACCTAACAGTAGCACGGTGTACGTTTGTGAGGGACCGTTTGATGCTATTAAGGCCCACCAATTAGGGCTTAGAAATACGGTCTGCACTCTGGGTGGAGTGATTTCTGACAATCAGTGTAGGTTGCTGGGAGAGTTAGGGAGTCACATAGTCCTATGTGTGGACAAGGATGATTCGGGTGTGCGTATCACCGAAACAAATACTAAAAAATTAGTAGGTAAATATGGGTTTTCTGTTGACTACACAACCGCTCCGGGACAGGCAAAAGATTTTGGAGATGCGGTTGATTTAAGTAATTTAAAAATCATAAGTCCATACGAATTAAAAGCAATAAACAGAGATCTGGAATACATAATAAGGAGCTAAAAATGCCATTGATGGATGAGTTTGAAAAAAGAGGATCTACTTCAAGAGGCGGCGGCGGTTCGAGTGCTAATCAGATGTGGATGCATGAGGTGCGCCCCAGAAATGTAGGGGAATTTGCGGTCATTAGATTTATTTCCCCATTTGGAAACCCAAAGGGGGGCGATACACCTAAAAATATACTGGCAGATGAATCATTTTATATGTACCACGCTGGTCAGAGTGCTGCAGGTAAGCGGTTCACGGATTATCTGTACTGCGGGGATCTGAACCAGGACTCCACGGGTCATGTGATTGAACCCAGTAAATGTCGCTGCCAGCTACTTGGGTATGATGAGCCGCCTTGTTATGTGGATGGAAAACCATCTAGGAATAGTAATGGTACTCCTGACGGATTTAACTCTGCGGTGAAACAGCGGTATCACTATTGGGTTCTGCACTACTATTCCTTCCATCTCTCTCAGAATCCAGCCGTAGATGAGAATAGTTCAGATTATAACGCTCCATGGGCAGTCTCTCGCAGAGAATCGGGGGAAGTGGATGTTTGGGACGAGATGCAGGTGGGCAGTAAAACATATTACAGAGAGACTGTCATGAAGCCGCAATTGTTGAAAATCGCCCGTCCTACAAGGGAGAGTCTACGTACTCATGCCGAGAGGTATGGAGATATAACTACCAAAGTCTACGAGTTCCACAAGCAACAGGATTCAAGTGGGCGGGGGTTTATTAACTATCCTGTGTTCCCAAGCGATATTGAGGTTCCTAAACTCGGCAAGGAACGTGTACAAGAGGCTATCAAAGATCTGCCTCGTTTAGACAGGATAGCCTCTGGTCAGATCCAGGGGCTAGATTTAGTAGCCTTTACGGTGGAAGACAAAGAGGCACACCAGGAAGCGATGGATAAGATTTCAGACTCTCTGCCTGATGTTTCAGAGGAAATTAAACAGCCAGATGAGTCGGAGGAATCTGATACGGGGACCGATCCGTTCTCAACAATGGGCAATACTGATACTGAAGTCCTTGAAGATTTTTAAAAAGGGAAATGAGGTAAAAATACTATGTCTAAAGTGAGTGTGACGTTAGGTTTGACGCTAAAGATGAACAGCGGCGGGGGTTACAACTTCTTCCGCCCGGAGATAACTATCTCAGATATTGAAACTGAGACGGATATCGCTCCTCAGATTGAGAGGAGTTTGGCTGCTATCAAGGAGGTGTGGGCAGCTATTGAAGAGAACATGGATACGATTGTGGATTCTTCTGAATTGGCTGAGAAGCCTTCGGCCTTGACAGAGATTCATCGACGTATAGCCGAATTTGAAGCAGATGTGAGCGAGTTGAAGACTCGACTTGCTGCTGGTGATGGAGCAGTCATGAGCGTATCTGACAGTGATAAGGATACAGATTGGTAAAAATAGATAGAACTCTTTTACATAGTAGCCTGAGCTACATCAACACCAATTCCAAAAAGCAAAAAAATGAGGCATTGGTGGGCCAGGTTTCTGATGGAATTTTACGGCTTTGGCAACCCGGATTCGTCCGAGTATGGGATGCCATACCTGTGGAAGAGTCGGAGCCTATGTTTTTCACAGTTGAATGTGACAAGCTCACTAAGATTGTGAATGCCTGTACCAGTAGTGTTATTTCGATGTCTGTCAAGGATAAGAAATTAAATATTTCCTTCGGTAAATCGAGAGTACGATTACCGTTTCTTGAGAGCGTGGAAACTGGAGTTGATCCTCCTCCCGACACTGTAAGTCAGATTGTGGTTGGGAACGATTTTATACACTCTCTTAGCCAGGGTCTGAATTTCTTGGCTAGAACTGAGCATGCTCCGGCTCTTACCTGTTATTACGTTTCTCCTTTATCCTCTGGATTGTTGAGGATAACTGCGAGCGATGCGATGAAATTGTATATATCAGACCTTGAGTATGATGATGCTCAAACGTTTGAGTCCTTTTTGCTCCCTAGGGAGTGTGGACTCCTCATGACCAAGATATTTTCTAGGTCTAAAGAGATATCTATAGGTCTTACGGAGAGGGGAATATTAGTTTTGTCCGAGGTGGGGAGTGAGAGAGTCGTAGTTTCTCCCCCTTACAGTGGGAAATATCCAGATATGTCCAGATTGATAGATGAATCGTCTGATAAACTTTTTAAGGCCAATAAGAAAGAGCTTCAGAACATGCTTCAGCTTGTCAATATTACATCAGATATGAAGCAGGTCAGATTTAGTCAGGTGAATAGTAGTTTGGAACTGTATGCTACTAAGTCTCAGATTGAGACTGATTTGGTGCTGAACAATGTGGAGATTTTCAAGGAATTTGACGACATGAACTTCAATGCCGAGTTTTTTGGTGCGTGTGTAGCTGCGGTGGATGGAGATGATGTAATTATTAGCAACGCCAATGAACGAATGAAAGCATACAGGATTGACAATGACGAAAGACAAGAATCCTATTGTCTCGTCCAAGCCCTATCAAGTTGAGAATCTTGATCTTTTAAAGACTGAGATTTTAAACAGCCATGATGATTATGTGGCGGTGGACACTGAGACTTCGGGATTAAATTGGACAGTAGACAGGGCGTTCGGGGTAGCATTTGCCTGGGATGACCGATCTACCTTTATTAGAAACTCTACGTTTGGCGTAGAGAAGATAGGCATTCTCCTCAGGGATCTTTTTGCCTGTGATGGCAAGACTTTCGTCTATCACAATGCAGAATTCGATTTGCATATGATACGGGAAACTTACGGTGTTGCTCCCTCCAAGAATGTTATTGATACGCTACGTGTTTCCCATTTGCTCAACTCTTCTACCAGCAATGCCTTGAAGACGTGGGGAGAGGAGAACTACGGCATTGCAGCTACATATCACGAAGATTTGGTATCTGAGTATTTGAAGCAGTACAAATTAAAGAGTTATGAGCATGTTCCTGCGGAGGTGATGGATCCATATGCAGCGAATGACACTGTTTTAACGAAAGCTCTTGCCTATAAATATGTACCTGTAGTGAAGAAACAAGCTGGAAGATTATTTGATCTGGAAATGAAGTTGATCCCTGTGGTAATGGATATGGAACGAGAGGGTATCCTGATTGACCAGGAGTACATACAGGAGCTACAACAACGGGTTGTAGACCGTCAGAGAGGTCTGACCGATCAAATATATAAGGTAATTGGAAAACCTATAGATATAGGGTCTAGCAAGCAGCTAGGGAATTATTTCTATGATCGTTTGAATATAGGTAAATCAATCGATAAAAAGAATAATAAAAGTGTCTTTATCACAGAAAAAGGGAATTGGTCTACAGGTGAGAAGGCTTTAAAGGCTATCAGGCATACTGAGGGGTCCGTGGTAGCTCAGTATTTGTTGAAATGGAGAGAGCTTGAAAAGGTAAATAATACTTATTTACGTTCTTATCTTAGGCTTGTCCATAACGGTAGAATCCATGCTCGATGGAATGCATGCGGCACTATTACGGGGCGATTTTCTGGATCTAATCCAAATCTTATGCAGGTTCCTAAGGATCCCAAGATTCGTAGAATATTCATTCCAGATGAATTGTTTATAGACATGGACTTCAGCCAGATTGAATTGAAATTGATGGCCCATGTTTCCAAGCAAGGCAGTATGATTGATGCTTTTGTTGCTGGACATGATATGCATTCTTATACTGCGGCTCAGATACTGAACAAGCCCATAGACCAGATAGACAAAGATAGCAATGAGAGGAAAGTAGCCAAGGCCATTAATTTTGGGGTTATTTATGGCATTGGAACGAAGGGTTTAGCCGATCTTGCGGAAATACCAATGAGTTCAGCCAAAAGGTATTTGAATGTTTATTGGGATAGTTATCCGAGTATAAGATCATATTTTGATGAGCAAAAGGCATCTGCCGAAAAGAATGGGTATGTCCACACATTATTTGGTCGTAGGATTTCAGTGACCGACAGATTCCACGCTGCTCCGAATTATGTCATCCAGGGGACTGGGGGAGATATGATGAAGTTGAGCCTCTATAAGGCTTGGCTTTACGTGAAGAGTGTTGGTGGGTCTATACGGAACACTATCCACGATCAAATTTTATATGATGGGATGGATATCAAGCATGTGGAGCCTCTTCGAGAGATAATGCAGGATTATAGTTTTTCGATGCCTATAACAGTAGACGTTCAGACTTCCAAGAAAAGCTGGGGAGATTTATATGACAACTAAGAATAAAACAGGTATTCAGGATATAGTTAAAGTAATCAATAAAAAGCTGAAGACAAATATATCTATAGGGGACTCTGAATCCCTAGAGATTAAGCGTATAGAGACTGGTATCCCTCCCTTTGATCAAATGTTGGGTGGGGGAATTCCTCGACAATCGGTAACTGAATTTTTTGGGTATCATGGTAGTGGCAAGACATACATAGCTCAACGAATAATGGCCTATGCACAGTCTCAGGGGCTTCGGTGTGGTTTTGTTGATGCAGAATGGGCTTTTGAGCCTATATGGGCTGAGACAATAGGTCTAAAAACCGAAGAATTAATTGTTTCCAGACCTCACACAGGAGAATCTGCTTTAGATATCTTGCTGGCTCTTTGTGAGAGTGGATTGGATTTGGTAGTTTTAGATTCCATCGCTGCTCTTCTCCCTACGGCTGAGGCTGAGGGGAGTATGGAAGATATGCAGATGGGTCTTCATGCACGTTTGATGAATAAGATATTTCGAAAACTTCCTATAGCTATGAGTGCTACAACTCCAGGCACTGCCGTAATCATGATCAATCAGATTAGGGCGGGATTGGGAGGATACATAACTAAAGAATCATTGCCGGGGGGCAAAGGGCAAGAGTTCTTTAGTAGAATTATGGTACGTATGGCGAAGGGTGAGTCTATAGGAGACAGGGGATTCTACATTAAGATGAGAACTCCCAAGAATAAAACTTTTAAGCCCCTGCAGGAATGTTTGGTTCCTTTTTATTATGATGGTCAACAAAATCCCACATACGAGTTATTCTCTACGGCTCTTGATTTGGGGGTTATAGAGCGTAGAGGGGCCACGTATACTTTTAATGGGATTAAGGCTATAGGTAAGGATAACTTTGTTTCCTCTATGAAAGATAACAAAGATTTGTATGAAGAAATTAAAACACTGGTAAGGAGTAAGGTATGACTACTGAGAGGGATGTTGCGAGTTTAGCTGAGGATATTCAGACCATGGTGGGATCCTATACCTCTTTCATGGAGGGTATCGCATTACAGGATTCAGAACTAGCCTGGGAATTAGCCGAGAAGTATGCCGATAGATTGAGAGACATGACACGGGAGGCTTTTGCTGATCTTGCATCGGAAGCTAGTGAGGGTCTTAGGAAGCCAGCCAAGAAGAAGCGTAGGAAGAAGGCATCAAAAGTCTCTGAGGTAGCTCCAGTCGATACTTCCAATGCAGTCCCTATGGGGGCTGAGGAATTGCCAGAGAACCCAGGTTCTTTGCTTTCCCAGATACAGGATCCCGATCAAGTTGATTTAGCTCTAGATAGGTCTATGCGGGAGCAGACTATAACTGAGCGATCCGAGGGCAGGGAACCTCCTAGTACTTTCAATCGTAATAATCCAACTATGAAACGTATACCTAACAGTGAGAGATGATGCTTTTAAGACTGATACTAAGCATCAGCTACTCATAAATAAGTGGATAGAAGAGCTTGGTATAGGAACAGTCATTGAGCAGCCGTTTGGTGCTTATTCTGTGGACATATTTATTCCAGATTTAAATCTAGGGATAGAAGTGGATGGTCCTTATCACCTGAAGAAACGTGATTTAAAACGGGATGAATATCTAAAACAGGCACATGGTGTTGATATCTGGAGAATCCCCATCAAAAAGATGGGGGCCGGGTATAAAGATAAATTTTTATCTAGACTAATGATTAGAGTAGAGGAGTTGGATAGCTAAATGCCTTTAATAGATAGTGTTTCCAATTTTCAAAAACATTGGCTAGAGCGGACTTTTGATGAGTATGATCAAACAACTCAAAGAGAGCCTAAGAAGAGAGATTATTTTACTCCGTCGAATGCCCATTGGTGTCCCAGAGCTATTTGGTATCACTCTATGGGGTATGAACAAGATCCTATTGAGGCCAATTCTCTGAGACGTATGGGAGTTGGAACTGTTTATCATGAGTTCCTCCAGGAGAAGCTAAAAAAAGCTGGAGTACTTGTGAGTATGGAGGAAGAGGTCACCTGGGATGATCCTAAGATCGTTGGTCACTATGATGGGATTATAAAAAATCCTGAGACTGATGAAGATTTTCTGTTGGAGATAAAGAGTAGATCGGATAATAAAAGAGCGGTGAATTACTTACCTCGTGCAGAACATATTCTTCAGTGGAATCTGTATTCTGCCATGACTAAAGTTGTTAAGGGGATCATTTTCTACATCAATAAAAATACTCAGGAATATAATATCTATGAGACTCAAAGGAACGATCAAATCATAAGTAAGGTGTTTAAGAAGTTGAGGAAAATACGAGACTATGTGAGTCGTGGTGAAATAGTACCTTACCAGCCCAAGGAAAATCACGATTGGTGCAATTTTAAAACTACATGTGAAAGAGATTTTTTTATAAAGGGGAAGTAGATGAATCTGGATACTTTGCAGGTAAAGGCAAAGGAAATAGGACAGGGGCTGGAGAATTTTCCAGAACCTAGTATTCCCCTAGACGGGGATTCGTATGAGTTCCCTAATAATGCCGATAATTTGAGTGATGAACAACTTGATTCATGGTTGATGTTTTTTGGAGCTTGGCGTGGATATGTCATCAATCAAATTGCTCAGAGGGACGGTGAGGTCAGTTTATTGGGGGAGGGATTTGATTTGATGATGTCTTCTAAGTCTGCTGATCTTGAGGCTGTAGCTACTAAACGACTTCTTAAAGAATCCTTACGAGGAACTATACTCAATGAGAATTCAGACTTATTGAATTTGAGTAAAAAGATAATGGTTCTCAAGGCCGAATTAAAGGTTTTAAAGGGTCGTTTGAGCTTGTATGATGTTCAATTTGAAGCTATTTCTAGGGTCATTACTCGTCGTGGGCAGGAACGTCAAAGGGCATGAAGAGAGTTTACGGTATAGATATTTCCACCTCAAAAATAGCCGTTGCACGTCTAGTCGATAGTGATTTTGATGTGATAGAATTCCGAGCACGATCACGGTCTTGGGAAACAAGACTAGCTCAATTATATAAAGAGTTCTTCTCTTACGTAGAGAAGGAAATAACCTCGGATGACTTCGTGTGTGTTGAAGATATACCGATGGTTCAGAATAGAAAAGGTTTGATTAAGTTAGTCCATGTTTTGGCTATGTGTCGTGTTGTTTTCTTTCATCACGACATAGATTGTTTCCCGGTTAATGTGAGCACGTGGAAAAAGGATGTCGTGGGAGATGGTAGGGCAGATAAAGACAAGATTAAAATGATGGCGTTGCAGATTTTTGGTAAGAGCATTGGAAAGTATTCTCAAGATTCTATTGATGCTCTTATGATTGCTAAGTGGGGCCAATTGCGTTTTAACTCGATAGGGTAAAATTTTAAAGGAGAGGGTGAAATGACTGTTGGTACTACTGGCAATTTTACGGAGAATGCGGTTTCGGTATTGGAGAAAAGATATCTTCTTAAAGACGGTGAGGAGACGGAGTCTCCAGAGAAAATGTTTTCACGTGTATCAAAATGTCTATCTGAGGTAGAGAGTAATTATCGTGTATCAGGCAAGGAGATACGTGAATTAGAGAAGTCATTCTTCGAATTAATGTGGAGTTTGGATTTTGTGCCGAACTCCCCTACGTTGATGAACGCTGGTACAGGCCAAGGTACTTTGAGTGCTTGCTATGTTTTGGACATAGATGATTCCATGGAGGGCATCACTACTACTATCAAGGATCAGGCTTTTATTGAAAAGTTTGGTGGTGGAGTTGGGTTTGCTTTGAGCGGCATTCGGCCTAAAGGTAGACCAATTACTACCACCCAGGGGGCTGCTTGTGGACCCATAGCCGTTCTTCGTGTTCTTTCTGAAGTAGGCAATCTTATCACCCAGGGCGGTAAACGTGCTGGTGCCCATATGGCTATCATGAGTGTTTACCATCCAGATATAGAAGAGTTTATAACTTGTAAGAATGTTGAAGGCCGTATAGATAATTTCAACATATCCGTTGGGGCTGATTCGAATTTCATGGAAGCAGTGAAGAATGATCAATATATAAACTTTACCTGGCCTCTAGATAAGAATAGATATTATGAGGATCAGCTTGATGCTGATCGTAAACAACCGGGAAAATCTATGAAGGCTCGTGATTTATTCAACAAGATTGTTTCTGGTGCCTGGAAAAATGGAGAACCGGGCATGGTCTGGTTAGATAGGATTAACGAAGACAATACTACTCCACAGATTGGCAGAATAAATGCCACTAATCCTTGTGGGGAGCAGCCTCTTTTATCTGGGGAATCTTGCAACTTAGGGAGTATTAATTTAGGAAATTTCTATTTAGAAAATGAGGGAGGTTCTTATGGTTTTGATAGTAGTAGATTCGATGAAACTGTAAAGCTCAGTGTTCGTCTACTAGATAATGTGGTTGATGCTAATAATCATCCCACCGATAAGACTCGTGAGATGAACAAGCTTACTCGAAAGATAGGTCTGGGAGTTATGGGGTGGGCTGATTTACTTACTAAGTTGGGAATTCCATATGATTCAGAAGAGGCTCTTGAACTCGGAAATTTGATTGCTAGCAATCTTAAAGATACTGCTGACAAGGAAAGTTCTCGTTTGGGTAAATTAAAGGGCAATTTCCCCGCTTTTGATGAATCTACACTGAATAAGAAGAATGGGGGCAAATGGGATTATATGAGAAATGCCTGGAGGCTTTCCATTGCCCCTACTGGAACCATAAGTATGATTGCTGATGCTTCATCAGGTATAGAGCCTCATTTTTCTCTTTCCTATAAGAAGCACAATATGTCTTCTCAGCTTGAAAATACAGAGTTATATTATATAAATAAATATTTATTAGATTATGTACCTGACGGGTTGGATGTAGATAAATATCTTGGATCGGGTAAGGCATTGATTGATTTTGTTCCAAATGATAGAAAAAATCATTTTCGCACTTCTAATGATATTACTCCTGAATGGCATGTAAAAATGCAGTCAATTTGGCAGCATCATGTTGATAGTGGGATCTCCAAGACTATAAATATGCCTTTTGAGTCCTCTGAGGAGGACGTAGACAAGGCGTATAGATTAGCTTGGTCTTCTGGGTGTAAGGGCATCACTGTCTACCGAAATGGATCTAGACAGAAAGAGGTACTTGTATCTACAGAGCTTAATATAGGTGCGTCGGATACAGATGGGCTTTTGCCTATTCAAGTATCGGTTAATTTTGATAGACCTGAGGTTTTGGATGGTCAGACTTGGAAAGTACCTACAGGGCATGGAAATATGTACGTCAATTTAAGTTTCCATGAGAATAGACTTGTGGAGTTATTCGCTAATGTAGGGAAGAGTGGGGCCAGCACAAATGCACAGATAGAGGCTTTGGGTAGAGTAATCTCTACGGCGTTACAGCATGGTGTACCTGCCCCTGATTTAGCTAAGCAGTTGAGAGGAATTAATTCAGATAAACCTGTATATCATAAAGGCAGATTGATACGATCCACGCCTGACGCAATTGCTTGGGTACTTGATCAGGTGTCTGATAAGGTTCAAAGCAGCACTGATGTTCAACATAGTTTCCAAGAGAGTGTAGAGCCTATTTTTATGTCGGAGGATAGGGTGGAGTGTCCAGATTGCGATAGCGATTCTATGGTGCAGGAAGAAGGTTGCATGAAATGCTATTCATGTGGATATTCTGCTTGTAATTGATATGTTAAGAAATAAAAAAGCTTCAGTTGCCGTTAGTAGTGCTATAGTAGTAGTTATGGTTGCGGCAGCGGGATATTGCATTGCTAAAAGGTTAGATGGTTGGAATAAGTCTAAAGATGAATTAGGAGCTATACCGTGGGATGTGCCAAAAGAGTACACGTCTTGGAAAACTTTTTTTAGGAATCCAAAAACAGGGCAGATCTAAAGCATCTATTTTAAGGGGTTAGACAATGGGATTACTCAGTTCTATAACTAAACTTTTTCAGAAAGATCCCCCGGTAAGTGAGTGTTGTGTGGATGGGGTATGCGTCTGTTCGTCTGATGGAGATGATCTGGTTTCAGATGTTACTGTAGCTACCACCACTGCTACCTCGGCGGGTGTTGTTACGATTTCTACAGATACTGATGTTCCTACTTCCACATCATCTACGCCCAGTACTGTAGAGTTTACGCCCCAATCTGTTGCTTCTGCTGATGAAATAAACATAGCACTGGAGACGGCTGCTGAGGCCGATAGGGAAGCAGCAGAGAATTATACTCCAACTCCTCCACCTGCTGCTCCACCAAAGAAGAAGAGAGCTAATGCTAAAAAAGCCAGTTCAAAATTGAATCGTAAATCAACTACTAGAAAGAAGAAGAGTTGATGGTAGAGATATATACAAGTATGGGTTGAGGTCCCTGCCACATGACGAAAGCGTGGCTTTCGGGCAAGGGAATCTCTTTTACTGAATTTAACATTTCTGTGGATATGGATGCTGGTGCACGTCTGCGAGATTTGGGGTACAGGTCAACACCAGTAGTTCGCATAGGAAATGAGTTTATTGTTGGCTACAGTCCCCAAAAACTTGAGGCTGCTTGCAATACATATGGGCTATGACTCAAGAAAAATATAGACTATCTGAGATTCTGACCCTTCTTGCCTCTACAGAGTATCTATATAAGCAGGGGATAACTTCTCACGTCCCCCCAGAAAAACGCTACTACCACCCTGAAGGGAAACATACAGGACCCAGGGGTGGTCGTTTTTCTATTATTGGGGTAGAGACAGATCCTCATGGAAATCCACTTGGTCAGCCCGTTCCCACTCTGGCTCCGGGCATGGAGAATGAAAGTGTACGGGCCTGGATAGAGAGGGATTCCGAAGCTCAGCATGTTCTAAACACCCTATCTCAGTACGGCGATCCCTATGTGGTCGGTGGGGGCGTTAGAGATGCATTACTCGGAGTACCAAGTAAAGACGTAGATATTGAAGTTTATGGTTTGACCATCGATGAGCTATCAGACATTGTCCAAAAGGATTTGGGGGGCAAGCAGAATCAGGTAGGCAAGATCTACGGTGTATTCAAAGTTGGGGATTTTGATATCTCCCTACCTAGGACTGAGACTAAGGTTGGAGATAAGCATACCGATTTTGATGTGGAGCCTAACCCTAATTTATCTCCAGAATTAGCGGCTAGACGTAGAGATTTTACGATCAATGCGTTGATGTACGATTATAAAAATGACAAAGTGTTGGATTTTTTTGGGGGCATACAGGATTTAGAAGCGAAACGTATCAAACATGTAAGCCCGGAAACCTTTGTTGAGGATCCACTCCGTGTTTACAGGGCTGCACAGTTTGCTTCTCGGTTTGATTTTTCTATAGATCCATCTACCCAGGAACTGGCTCGTTCGATGGATTTGTCTGAGATATCTAATGAGCGGGTTTTTGGGGAATTCGAAAAGTTATTATTGAAGTCCCCTACCCCATCTACAGGTATACAGGCACTGGATGATATGGGAGTGCTGGATACCCAGTTCTCAGAAATCTCTGCACTGAAGGATACTCACCAACGTAGTGATTACCACGCTGAAGGTGATGTATTTATTCACACTAAGATGACTCTGGATAAAGCAGCAGAGATTATCCAACGTTTTCCAGATGAAA